TACTATTACTCTTTTAAATGCAGCTGACACAAGGACAACCATCGGAGCAGGAACAGGAAGTGTATCAAGTGTCGGTATGACTGTACCTACTTTCTTATCTGTATCGGGAAGTCCTGTAACATCAAGCGGCACATTAGCGGTAAGTCTTAGCGGTGTGCCATTGCCAGTTGCAAATGGTGGCACAGGAGGAGCAAATGAAGCTGATGCAAGGAATAATTTAGGAGCGGCTTGTAAAAGTTGTACGGAGACATTGACAGGAAATAAAACATATAGCGGTACAGTAACATTGAGCAGTGTAAGTGGCACGGCAACAAGTGTTATTGGAAGGAGTAGCACAGGGCAGGTAGTAGGAGTTACTTTAGGTACAGGTTTATCTTTAGCAAGTGGTACATTAACACCAAGTACAGGTGATGGTATAATTACAACAAATGGTTATATAGGATTAGATAAAAAATCATCTATAACAGTTGGTACTGATTTTCCAAGTACAAGTGCGCAATCTTCAAGTGATTTAACTTTTAGCTTAACTGGTGTTTCAGTTGGACAACCTGTATTATTAGGAGTGCCAGATGGTTCTGCTCCTGCAAATACTAATTATACTGCTTGGGTTTCAGCTACTAATACAGTTAAAATAAGATTTAATAATTATAGCGCATCAACTGTTAATCCTGCTTCTGGTAGTTTTACAATAACTGTTTTAAACTTATAAAAACATAAACATGAAACAACTCCTTTTCCTCCTCCTTTTCCCTTGCCTTGCCTTGGCACAATATCAAGGGAACGGAAACCAAAAGATAACCCTCGGAGAACAAACGAGTGCCGATGGGCTCGTTTTCCGAGGCGTGGCATCCATTGACACAGTCACGGCAACAAGTAAAATAACAAGGGCAAACAAACAGGATACAAGTGCATTTCTTTTGCTTGATACTGTAACTAATTTGTTGTGGCATTATAAGACTGGGAGCAACGGATGGATACAAGCGGGAGGCTCAACCTTTGATACTACTACTTTAAATTTAACTACAAGATTTGCGTCAAAACAAAATAACATAACACTAACCACTACTGGAACAAGTGGAGCGGCTACTTTGGTAAATTCAACTTTAAATATTCCTCAATATAGTGGAGGTGGTGGTGTAATAGATGGAGATAAAGGAGATATTGATGTTACAAATAGTGGTGCAACATGGACAATAGATACAAGTGCTATTAGTTTATCTGGAAATAAAGTCACTGGAACATTGCCTGTGGCAAATGGTGGAACAGGGCAAAGTACATTAACTGTTAACAAAGTTATGGTTGGCAATGGCACAAGTGGGGTGTTAACACCATCAAGATTGCAATGGAATAATACAACATTTAGATTAGGTATTGGACAAAATCCGCCTACTGCAAAATTACATTTAACTGATACTTTTGGTACAAATTTAACAACTGGATTACAATTAGATGGTTTAGGAAGTGCTGCAAATAATGTAGCTCCTATATCTTTTTTTACGCAATCTACAAATTGGGGAACACAACACACGGCAAATATTGCAGCTGGTATATTTGATGGAGCAGATGGTGGAGCATATTTAAGGTTTTCAACACAATCTGGAGAAAATGCCTCTGTAACTGAAAGATTAAGAATTACAAATTTAGGCAACGTCGGCATTGGTACAACAAGTCCCACCGAAAAACTTCACGTTGTCGGCAATGCAAGGATAACGGCAGTTGGCGCGGGAACATTTGCAAACAATTTAAATATAACATCTGATGGCACTTTAACAACTGCCACATCTGATGAAAAATATAAGTATAATATTTTACCAATTACCTACGGTCTTAATACAATTTTACAATTAAACCCAGTTAACTTTCAATGGATAAAAGGCGAAGAAAATGACTTAGGTTTTATAGCGCAAGACGTTGCAGAAATTATTCCAGAAGCAGTTAACACAAATTGGAATAGCGATTTATTAATGAGGTACGAATCAATTATTCCCATCCTCACCAAAGCCATCCAAGAGCAACAATCGCTAATCAAGGCACTTGAACAAAGAATTTTAATCCTCGAAAACAAATAACATGAAAAAAATACTTTTCTTCCTCCTCCTTCCTTTTCTTGCCCTTTCGCAAGACGTTGTTACCGATACGGTGTACATTCAAAAGCAAGGCGACATTTATTACATTGTCACTATGACCACGTTCAGCGATAGCACGGTGACAGGGAACAAACAAATACTTGGTGATTCATTAACAGCCATTGGCGCAATTGTTACCGATGCTGAAAGGCAAAGCAACACGATTGCCATCCATGCAAAGCCCTTGATTTTAAAAGGCAAAGCGGTAAAGCGGATTAATTACTACAATAGCCTTCACTTGCAAATTAGTGGCAGACCTGTTTACACATCAACGGCACTTAGGGATTCAACGGCTTTCCTTGGCGATTGGACATTGGTATTCAACGGAGAAAATATTCTTGGTGAGATACAGTTGAACAATGCCAACCGTTTTATTTTCAATCCTGATAATGGCAAAGTTTATTCTATTTCTACCAATCTATTATTAAGCACATTCACCAATCAAGTTAGCTTTGCCTTCAACGGTGTGCGCTATGACTTATACAAATTTGCTAATGGCAAGTTTGCAACGGTGGATAATGATGTTAGGCTAATAAAAAAGGAATAACATGAAGTCAATAATTTTAAACTTGCTAAAACAAGGCTATGATTTCTTTGCCGTGGCATTGACAACAGGCTTTATCTTTTCCTTTTTCTTCCCGATTAAACATTTCCTTTTATTTACAATCGGAGTAGTCATAGCTGACACAATCACGGGAATCAAGGCAGCAAAGAAAGAGGGCAAGGCTATCACGAGTAAAGGGCTATACAGGACAACGGAGAAGATAGTGGTATATTTTACATCTATCCTTATATTTCACGGTGCACAGTTGACCTTTGCAATACCAGTACCAATAGTTTATCTTGTCAGCTCGGTCATCGCTGGAACAGAGTTGTTCAGCGTGGCAGAGAATGTCAAGCGGATAACGGGAACAAATCTTGGCACGGTAATAGTTAGATTTTTTAGACGTTAAAAACAAATAATCATGGAAACAAATTTCAAAGAAGTTTTAAAAAACTCAGACACAAAGAAAAGTCCCTTATCAGACATTGCTTGCTATTCTCTTAATTTTGCAGAATTAGCGCAAAGTATAAATGTAATCGTAAGTGATGATGATAAGAAGGTTAAATTTACCTGGAGAGAATATGTTAAATTAGCTCAAATAATCTGGGACAAGGTTAAGGAAACAAGCCAAGAATGTGCTGGGAAAACGATAGAAGTAAAAGTACCTGCTAAATTTGGTTTGATATCCGCAGCTTTTTCGCTTATCGGATTTAAGTTATAGGCGCAGCAGGAATCGCTACCTTAGTGCCGAGGGGAGTAGATTGATTTCTATTCCCCTTTAAAATAAAAAAACTATGTTACAAAAAATATTTCCAAATACTTATCAATTTATGGACTATCAAGTCTACAAAAAAGATAGGTATTTTTTACTGATTTCCGATGTTCACCTTGACAGTGTGCATTGCGACAGAGTGAAGCTAAAGCAACACCTTGACCTTGCAATGGAAAGGAATGCTCCAGTATTTATCTTTGGTGATTTACTTGACTTGATGCAAGGAAAATATGATCCTCGCAGCAATAAAGCAGATTTAAATCCTAAATACAACTCTGCCAGGTACATTGACGAAGTAATTAAAGATGTTGTTGAATTTCTAATGCCTTACAAATCTATCTTAGCTTTCTATTCACCTGGCAACCATGAGACAAGTGTTGAAAAGCGCATTGAATATGGCATAGTTGACAAGATTTGCGAAAAGTTAGAAATGACACAGGGCAATTATTCTGGATATATTTATTGTAGAATGTACGCTTACTTAGATGAAGGCTCCAAAGTGCCTTTAATTATGGCCTATCACCACGGCTACGGAGGCGGAGGGCCTGTAACAAAAGATGTTATACAAACGAATAGAAGAGCTGTTTATTTGCCAGATGCTAACATTGTAATTTCTGGACATACGCATGATAGATGGATTGTTCCTGTTACAAGGAATCGCATAAATCGATACGGTGAAAGTGTTGATCAGCAATGGCACATAAAGACAGGCACCTACCAAAATGCACCTATTGATTTTAATGGTTATGCCGTTGAGAAAGGATTGTCTCCTAAAGCAGGTGCTGGTATTTGGATGAAATACACGATTGATGTTAATAAACAATTATTGTACAACTTTCAATTTGCAGAATGAAACCAAATGATTTTGTAGTATGTGTAGATGCTGGGCATGGAGGTCTTAACAAAGGAATAGGGCCGGATAAATATGTTACCTATCCTTCCAAGTGTTTTCAGCACAATCACGGTAAATTTCACTCCTATGGCTGGTTCTTTGAGGGAGTATTCAATCGCTCCCTTGCCAACTTCCTTGAACAGTTTCTCCTTGACTATGGCTTCCAGGTTAAAAAGGTTTATGAGCCTATAATTGATACATCACTTAACAAACGATGTCAGCTTGTAAATAGCTATGCTTCTTTAGGCAAGGCAACTGTGCTTGTTTCCATTCACGGCAATGCCGCAGCTTCAACATCTGCCAGAGGATGGGAGGTGTTTACATCACCTGGTGATACAAAGTCTGATCTTCTTGCAACCATGATAGGAGAAGAGGTAAAAGATGCTACACCTGGCTGGGTGCATAGGCATGATTACAGTGATGGTGACCTTGACAGAGAGGCAA